AATCTCAGTATCCAATAATACTCCACCTCGTTCTAACATTAAATCAAGGAATTGTTTTCCCGCAATAATCATATTATCACTCTTACGTTGTTGTTCCTCATTAATGTTAAAGATTGGTTCTCTAACTGATTTGTAATTCCCGAATCGAGAAATCGTATCACTTTCTAATTCAAAGTGAACACGACTACCCATATTGGTTGATAGGTCACCTGCTCGTTTCCATTCCGCAAGCAATTCTGCTTGCCCCTCAGGGTCACCTTTAGACATTTTTAATGCCATACCTTCAGCATCAAATGCTTTATGAAATTTCTTTATAATCTTAGATACTGACGGGAAATTTTTCTTCACCACACCATCCACATCTTTCATAAAATAGATGTGTTCTTCCTCAATAAAAGTCAATTCAATTTCTTTTCTTCTTTGTTCTAATAAATCCTTAATCTCTAATGAGATGTCGTTTAAATTCATATTAATCAAGTTGTTTTAATTTATAATCGGTAAGGTCTCCCTGTAAATCAGCAATATCCTTATCTCCCTCTAATTTTACAATCCAAACCTTTCCCATTAATTTACCACAATTAAGTTTGTGATATAACTTTTCTGCATCTGCCCATGCATCTGGATCCAACACTATTACTATTTTTTTTGCTTTCTCATATAAAACACTAAACAAATATTCACTCATAAACTTACCCAACATAGGTATTGAGTTTGGTATGAATATACTATCGAACGCACCCTCAACCAAATAAATCGTTTCATCCCAATTAACTAAGTATTCATTGAAGATGAGTATTTCTTTTTGTGCTTCAGGATTCTTATATTTCATTCTAGGGTTATACAAGTATGAACGTGCCACAAAATAATTTATGTTATGATTTAAATCATATGATGGTATAATGATTCTATTTTCATACTCACCACTATAACAAAATCCAATACTATACATTTGTAACATCATATCGGTGATGTTTCTTTTTTTAATGTATTGAAAAGCTTGTCGATATTGTGGTGTCATTTTAAGACCATTACTGGCGTCCTTAAATGCAACAAACTCTTTGGGTAATTTTACAGGTTTATATACTCTTTTATTATCCTCATCATCTTCGGGTTTTAATAAAAGATAATTTTTTAATTGTTTCTTATTACCCCATTTTTTAATCAACTTATATATTGACCCGTGAGTTTCATGTGTTTCGGCACAAACCCAACACTTATATACACCATATTTGTAGTTAACTTCTAAATTACCTTTACCATCCCCATGCTCTAATCCCTTAATATCGTGAGAACAGATTGGGCAGTCAAACGATATTTGACCTTTATAGTCACTATGTGATTTGTAATCCCCCAAAATATCTTCGAGGATTTCAACAACAGCGGAATAATCTACTTCATTTTCGGTCATACTCACAAATATATGTAAAATAAGTGATAAAAAAAAATCCCCCGGAACACCACCTCCGAGGGAAACCAACCAAAAGTGTATTTCTACACTTCCCGTCTATCTTTATAAATATAACCTAAACTATCCGTAAATAAAAATTTTAGTTGCCGGATTTTTCTAATTTATTCATATTAACATAACCAATCACACAACATGCGGCATCCGCCATGTCATAATTTTCTTTTTTCAAATTACCATTAGTACCATATAACCAATTTATATCTGGACACACATCATTAACGTGTTCCCAAATCACATGTTTCTTATCAATATCTTTTGGGTATCCTCCAAATAAAACATTACGACCTTTATCATTTGGTCCAACTAAATCGGGGAACGCAAATTTTCTTGAATTATATGTTGAAATAAATGTCGGTAATACTCCCAACACGTCGTAACAATTCTTTAAAATTAAAGTATTGTATCGTAACAAAGTTCCAATTGTGTAAACGTTATTTGATTGTAATAATGGTTCCTCAATAATAACACGGGTAATACCTATATTTTTATATCCCTCCAAATGTTTTTTGAAGGTGTCCGCTTTTTTGATTAATTCCTCAATCTTATCTTCCGGTAGTGGTTTAATTTTTGGTGAAAAGTGTGTTAACTCCAATAACTTAGAACCCGATATATCGAACAACGCAAACCCAATGGTTTTAGTTGAGATATCTAAACCAAGAATTTTAGGTTTGTTTTTAAATTTTACGTCTATACTCATATTAAAAGTTAATTTAAAAATGACAAAATGTAAAGCTTAGAAATCTATTTTTACTTGAATAACTTGTGAACCTAATCTTTCTAGTGGGGTTACTAATTTACCAAATACCAAAGCTTCTTTATTTGAATTTAATAAAGCAACTTCTGTAATTCTTGGGTTACCCGCCTTAGTTGGGTTTTGTGATGTTACAAATTTACCTGTTGGTAAATTGGCGTTAAATATCATTTCAGCAATATCAGTTGATCTTACAACACTTACATTGCCTGGAAATGTTCTTTGATTACCAAAATATGGTGTAACACTTGTTGATGTGTAATCTGTACCTGTAACATAATCTGATAATACAAAGGTAGTTGCCGCATTATAAGCCGCTTGGGTAATTGTATATGTATAACCTGACGATAAATGACTAGTAAATGATGTTCCATTATCTGTGGTAAAATCCATTAATTTCCAAGATTCAGGATTAGGTTTAGTACCATTATTTACTATTTGTGCTAAAATGTGAAATTCATTTGCCGTGTATCCGTTATTTAAATTTGTAAAATCATTACTATTAAATTTAACTGCAATACTATGTGGTATTGTTTGTCCGGTGACTTTCATAAAGTAATTACATGGTAAACCATTTAAGGTGGAGCCAGTTCCATTTGATAACATATATGTTACATATATTGTTTTACCTGTTGTCAAATCCATTAACGGACTGTTAGTTACTACCGCATTTACTTTTGGTGCCGTTAATGTATAATTTCTTTTTGAGTTAACATCTAAAGCTGCAACAATTTCTTCATCGTCGAATACTATTGTTTTGTGATTATAAAATATCTTTCCTACTCTATTTGCAGTTGTTCCTGTACCATCAACTAAGTCTCTGTAATCAATTGTGAATCTTGAATGATAGTTAGATACCATCTGTTTAGTTGTTCCGCTCATGTAGAATGTTGCTCCGGCACTTGATGAGTGGTTTCTATGATACATTAATGTTGGTATTGTTACCTTAAAATAATCTTTATCTGATAATGAATTTGGATTTGGTGAGGTGTTTCCTGTGATTTGTGTACTTATATAATCGTCGTATTTAAAAAATCTATATGGATCGGCAGTAATACCACTTTGTGTGTAGTGTAATAGTGCAATACATTTTTGTTCTTCGGGGGTTATTGTTACAATTTCATTCATTGTATTAACAATAGTTGTTCCCGTATTTTGTGTTTGACCTAATGAAGAGTTGTAACCTAAGAATTCTTTAGTTCCAGTATGTACATTACTAGTGTAACCAGTTAAGGCTCTTGAGTTTGTTGGTAAACCAATTGGTTTTTGGTCCCATACAACATTTACCGTCCACCCACTATCTGGGTCCATCACATTTCTACACGGTTGTAAAAATGACGATTGTACCGGAACACCATATAATGTTGACCCACTATTTGTATACCACAGTGGATATTTTACATTGACGTCTTTATCAAATGGTGCATATACGCTTTGAGTCGTTATTCCACTATAATTGTATTCTGAATCACCCACAGCAAAATAACTTATTACAAAATTACCTTTTGAAATAGCATCTCTACCTTTCTGTGTTAATCTTGCACCTACTGTTGCTGAAAAATTTGTATTTAAGAAACTCATATTTTATAAATATTTTATTATTTTTTTTATGTTAATTATCCAGCCGTATAACAATCGGCATTACCTTGACAAGGTCCGTTTGGTCCTGTTCTTGATATTCCTTGAGCGGTACCAATACTTTGATGTGTTGGCCAAGATGATGTGTCAAGTAATGTTGGTTCTAATTCAGTACACACAGAATATGCATAAACACCTTCGGAAACTTGTACTGATGGTATTCCATTAAATTGAGAGTATGAATCCTCGAATGTTCCAACCGCTCTATATCTTACACCATAATTGGTGTCACTAGCATACGCAAGTTCAAGAGTATATGTATAACATTGACCCAGTCCCGTTGTTGGGGTTGGAGTTGGTGTAGGTGTACTAGTTGTTGTTGGTGTTGGGGTAGCGGTAGGTGGTACCAGTGTCGATGTTGGCGTTGGGGTAGCGGTAGGTGGTACCACAGTTGCTGTTGGTGTTGGTGTTGCAGTAGGTGGTACCAGCGTTGCTGTTGGTGTTGGTGTTGCAGTAGGTGGTACCAGCGTTGCTGTTGGTGTTGGTGTACTAGTTGGACTAGTTGTAGGTGTTGGCGTTGGGGTTGGTGTTGGTGTACTAGTTGATGTTGGTGTTGGTGTGGGCTCAATCACAAGACAATTATATAAATCACTACTATAAGACCCTAATGTAAATACACCATATCTTGGATTCAAATGAGCGTATTTACATCGGTTAAAAATATTGTTACCAACTAAATTACCTCCCAACCATAAAGTTGTTGCAGGTATAAATTGTTCAATAACCTGTACCCAATATGGACTCATCTTATTGATAAATTCATTAACTGAAGCAAAATTGTATGGTATAAAATTTGTATTTGTTATATAATCATTGAAAACTTTTTCTAATGGAAAATATGATTTGTTGTATTTTGAAGTATGAGATTCGGTAATTAATTGATTTAACACGTCATCCAAATATTCTGCAAATGTTAATTCTATTTGTGGTTGTAGTTGTCCACCAAAAGTCAATGATAAATTTCTTGATTGTCTATAAACATCAAAATTAATACCTTGTGATGGGGATAGATGAACATTTATATTTTTTCTATTTAATGTTAATTTTGATTCATTCTCATTTAAAACTACACTTCCTTTTAAATTGTCTATTCTTGTTTCTAAATTGAAACCATAATCCAAACCATCTAACGTTCTAAAACTATCAAAATAATCTTCACCATATGTATAATCTTTTGGTTTGGTTTTAATTATTTTTGTGTTACCAGTTAAAACTGACAATTCAGTATTAATAATGTTTGAAGACCTGTGGTCCAATGTTAAATCATACCAACCCGCTCCTTTTTGGAAATATATGTCAGAGTTTAAGTTTATTACTTTTCTTGGTAGTCCATTTGAATCTATTGGATATTCTTCTCGACTTAATCTTGTTGTGCCGGTTGTTATTCCTGTTGCAAAAGTGTAACCAGTTTTTGTGCCTCCTCCCGCAATATTATATGTAATTCCACTTGTTGTGAAACCTGTGATAATATTATTTATTTTAGTTCCTCTAATTACCTCATCAATATCATCTTCAAAATCTTGTTGTGGTAATCCTGTTACATCATAAACATATTCATCAATTTTTATTAATGGTTCAGGTGCTCCTAAAAATTTTAAAAAGAATTGTATTGCCGAACGTGTTCCTTTTGATTTATATAATTGAGCTAAGTTTGTTAATATTCTTCTATAAAATTCATATTCAGCTTCAACCAAAGTTTTACCCAAAGATAATCCAAGGTATTCCGCTTGTTGTCTTGAATATAACGTATCTTGTAATGATTTTTCATCAAACAGATTAACAGTTGATAAACCTAATGTTTGTGATAAATTCTTTAACAATAAATCAGGTACGTTGTTTATACTATCATAACTTACATTTCTCATGTAAGCAATGTTATCTATATATTTTTTTACCTTATCAAAATTTTGACCATATAATTGAAATATTGATTCGGCTTTTTTATCTTCACTATCAAATTCAAATAATTGTGGTGCAGTTAAAAACCTCACAATTAAATTTGATTTGTAACCATCTATTTCTTCACCTAAGCTACTTAATTTTTCAATGTAATCATTAAAGTTTACACCAACTATTTGAATGTTCCAATTATCTTTTGAGACAGGCCAACTGATGTCCACGTTTACAATATTTGTGGATGTTTGGTCAAAACTATCTCTAGGTACTTTAAATGTTGCGGTATACTTTGGTGTTGTTTCTCTATTAACTAACGTATCTTCTAACTCATCTAAGTTAGTGTAGAACTCTTCAGTAATTGCATCGTTTGGTCTAATTAGAAAACTTTTTGTGATTCCTGTTGTACCATTAAAAATATTCCCTTCAACTCTAAGTTTTACATTACCATCTGAATTAGTTTCCGTGTAACCAACAATATTGTATGTGTTACCACTAAAATCAATTACATACTTTACATAAGATGAATAAAAACTTCTAATAATATTATCCGTTGAGGGTGTAGTATTACTTTTTGGTTTCGTTATTAATATATCAAATGGATTAAAAAATATAGAAGATGGTGTGTAAAATTGTGTAGTATTGGTAATTGGATTATATGTCGATTGATATGCGGTATAATCGGTAAGATTATATAATGAATTTTCATCAACTAGTATTGCTGCGGGAAATTTATTTATAATTTTGGAAACTGATACCGACAATCTTTGTTTTAAAGAACCAAATAATGATTTACTTGAGTCATCTAAATTTGCTTTAAATTTTATTTTCTCTTTCTTTGCATTGCCACTTTGTGTTGTTGGTGCGTCTTTTTCCTCTTTTAATGTATCTAAAGTAATATATTCAGAAAATGGTATGGTTTTAAAATCTCTACTATCTTTTTCGGGAATGACTTTATCAATGGCAAAGTTCGTATTAGTCAATTGACTGCTACCATCGGTAGTTTGTCTACCAACTAAATTGTCACTAAACGTTTCCGCACCTGACGCAGCTTGACTCGGAACTTTGTATCTTGTTACTGCCATTATTCTGTAATATTACCTAAATTTAAAGTTTCGTCAATACTTTCTCTTTCCTCACGAACCTCATATAGTGTTTCATTAAATTCGTCCTTAACTTCGTATAGGTTGTATTGTTTATAGATATTTTTATTGTTATCGTAGATTGTGTAGATACCTGGAGTAATCGCCTTAGTTTGGTCACCATAAAGTGCGTGTGCCAATGTAGACGCATCATGTTCTACCATTTCAACCTCAACGGTTGTTGGATTAAAGAATGTATTTGTTAATATAATCTTTTGTCCTGGGTCACCAATAAACGGAATAACGTTTGGTCTACTTGATGGTGCGGATGATGGTGTCACTGTTACAAATATAAATGATGTTGCTTGGTCTGTGTATTGGTATCTAACCGCCTTATCAGATGAGTTACTTAAATTCGATGTTACAGGTGAACAATAAAACGAAGATGTTACCATTCTATAAAAGTTAGGTATTTTTGTTTTATTATCAGATGCGTTTACGTATTCAACTCTATATCCTACCAATCCTTGTGGTGTAAATTTACCTCTATCTGCGGTAGGAACGTTTGAAGTATTAATAACCAATCCTCTTACTGATGGTAATGATGCTAACACACCACAATCCGCAATAGTTGTTCTAATTTGTTTTGGTCTAATGTGTAGTGTATAAATTCCCAATTTCGAGAAATCACTTGCCTCAAGTTTTAAATTATACAAGCCACCTAATATTTCATTATTGGGTGCACTTGAATCATTTGTAGTATTTGCATTATGAAAAACCGGTGTTAAAACCTTTTCAGATACTAATTTTTTTAATTCAACCGGTGCGGTTGCCGCCCTACCCGATGTGAAATGATAGAAAATATCCACATCTGCGGGAGAAACGTCCGCCGGTCTAACTATACCATAACTTCCAACTGCCATATTATTTTATTAATAAATATAAATCTTATTGTTTTTTAACGTTAAAAAATCCATTTCCATAGACACTTAATTCACCCATGTTATCAATTTCACCTAATCTAAAGTTCATTTCCATTACTCCCTGTTTACCTCTCTCCACAAAAACGTCAGAATAAACCCTTGGTTGTTCAATAAATCCAAGAAAATGTTCGTTTCTTGTCAACATATTATTAATTATAAACTCCGTAGCAAATTCTGTTGTGTTACCAGTTACGTAATTTGGATTTTGAAATGCGATCGATCCGGAAGAAAAATAATTGGGTATGCTGCCGGTAATCATGGTATAATTAGTTGGAAAATCCATATAGTATAGACTATTAAGGGTATATCCAGTGAAATACGATCCACTATATAAAGATCCAGTATCTAAATTTTGTGTATATCCTGTTAATCCATATTTTTTTAATTCAGTCAATCTACTGGTCCCAATAGCCATAAATGTAAATTTTTTATGTGTACCCATCTTTTGAGGGAGTACCCCTCCTTTTAAATCTTCAATAGACCCACTAATAAAGTCTAAATTTTCACCATACGACTGTCCTCCACCTGGTAGGGTGTCAGACGAAATATTCGTATAAGGTAAAGTGAATCCAGTTAAAGTTCCAAAGTAGGTTGCCATACACTAGTAAATATCTTTAGATATTTTTTACTAAAATATAACTAATAAAATACCATAAATAAAGGTTAAACAACCCAACTAAAATTAAGCAATTTCTTCCAAATCACTACAATCCATTAAACCTAACGATGCACACGGTGAAGTGTAATCACTACAAAATCCACCAGGTTCAGCTTTACATGAATAAGTAGTGCCACCACCACCTCCGCCACCAGTTGGTGGTACATAAGGGTCGTTACCTCCACACCATTGGCTATTATCACATTTTCCACCTATTCCAACTACCATTCCAACATCTTCAACAAATTGGTATCCAGAAACACCATATCTATATGATGGTGATATGGTACTACAAATGTTAATTATTATACCTCCACCTGGACCAACAGCTTGTTCGAAATCACCATAAGGTCGAGTAACGTATGTATTATCAGTTTTTCTATATTCAATATATAAGTCTTGACCATTATTCGTTAACATACTTGTTGGGATGTAAATACTATAACAATTTCCTATACAAGCAGTAGTACTAACCACACCACTAGTTGTAACACAACCATTAGCATCGGTAACTTCAAGACAGTACCCATATTCATCAATAGATGTGACAGATTGTGATGGTGAACCAGAAGTAACATTTGTATATGTTGCAACTAATGTACCTCCACAAGTATTATAAGGTGCTGACGTGTCAGCATATAATCTATATGTTTTAGGGAATGCTCCACCAGTTGATGACAATGTAATTGCACCGTCCGCACCACCATTACAAGATGCATATGTATCAACTGTAATAGTTGCGGTTTGTTCTGCAGGTTGAGTAATTACTATTGTTGTAATAACATTTACACAACCAGCTCCGTCTTTAACGTATATTGAATATGTCCCGATACTTAAATTACTGAACAAACCGCTTGATTGGTAATTTTCTCCGTCTCTTGAATAGGTATATCCAGAACCACTTCCGCCTGATGGACTTGATACGGTAATTGAACCGTTAGATCCACCATAACAACTTACATTAGCGGCTAATGTATTTGCGGTAGGTGCTGATTTAGTAATATTAACGTTTATTGTTGAAGATTCACAACCATTTGTGTCTCTCGCTTGTAGATTGTAGGATGTTGAACCTAAACTACTAAATGTTCCGCTTGATTGCCAAGAACCACTGTTTATTCTAAATTGGTAATCTCCATTACCACCTCCAGCTGTTACGGTAATACTACCATTACCACCATTCCAACAAGTTGGAGCCGACGATGAAGATAATGAAATAGTAACCACAGCTGGTTGAGTTATTACAATGGAATACGTTCTTTCGCAATTGGCACTATCTTTTACATATAATGTATATGTTCCTGCAGATAATGATGAGTAAGATCTAGATGTTGTTAAAACTTGGTATGTACCACCCGCATTTATTTTTGTAGAATATGGACCACCTTGACCACCTGAAGGTGAACTAACAACTATATCACCATTACTATCACCATTACATGTAACATTTGTTTGTGTGTATGTTGCGGTTACTTGTGTTCTATCTAGACCAGTTGTGTTTGTTCTAACGCAACCATCACTGTCTTTAACATATATGGTGTAAGTACCACTGCCTAGATTACTAAATGTTGTTCCGGCTTGATAATTTGTACCATCTTTTGAATATGTGTAAGAACCGCTACCACCACTGGCACTAACAACTATACTACCATTAGTATCCCCAAAACAAGTTGGATTAGTTGTAGATAATGTTGAACTAACAATTGTAGGTTGTGTTACTGAAACAGATGTACTTCCAACTTCACCGTAAGAATCTTTAGCATAAATTGTGTATGAACCAGCTGTTAAGCTACCAAACACATTTGATACTTGATAATTTGTACCATCTTTAGAATATGTGTAATTTGCTGTACCTCCGACAACACCAGAAACTGTTATAGCACCATTTGTTCCGCCGTTACATGTAACATTTGTAGTTGCAGATGCCGTTACTGATATTGTAACATCGGTAATACTAATTGTTATAGTTTTATCAAATGTTAAACCTGTACTATCGGTTACTCGTACTCTAATTGAGTATGATGATTTGGCTTCAAAGTTAAACACAACCGCACTTTTTAATACTCCCGATGCAATTGAGAAACTACTGTTATCGGGATAAGTTGCAGTATCATGTAATGCAAATGTCATTGCACCACCTTCTTGGTCTGTAGCGGAGAATGTGCCTATTGTTGTTCCTGTTGGTACATTCTCTGATATTGAGGCTGAACTTAATGAGATGTCTGTTGGCGCCTCATTTACGTTTGTTATTGTAATTGTAAACGTTCCTTCATAATATAATCCACCAGCATCTGTTGTTCTTACTCTAATTGAATATGAATTTTTAACTTCACGATTAAACACAGATCCATTTCTTAAATTTGCACCACTAATATTAAATGATGCATTATCTGTATCACCCGTACCCGCAACTAAACTATATGTAAAAGTATCTCCACTATCAACATCGGATGTTGAGAATGTTCCTATTGTTGTATTTGCTGTTGTATTTTCATCTTGTGATGCATTACTTAATGATAACGCGTATGGTGTTTCATTTACGTTATTAACATTAATTGTGAAAATTTTCGTAAATGTTTGACCTGCACCGTCGCTAGTTCTAACTCTAATTGAATATGAAGTTTTCACTTCATAATTAGGTATTGTTGCATTTTTTAATATTCCTCCACTTGTTAAAGTAAAGCTAGCGTTGTCAGTATCACCAGACCCCGTAACTAAACTAAATGTATGTGTATCACTTTCATCAAGTGTAACAGCACTAAATGTTCCTATTGTTGTACCCGTTGCGGTATTTTCATTTATTGAATCATTACTTAATAAGATATCTGTTGGTGCAAAATTAGTTGTTGGACTCGGTGTTGGTGTAGGAGTAGGAGTTGCCGTTACGATATTTAAATCGATTTCAAAAGTACAATCACCCGTTACAGTTGGTGTAGGAGTAGGAGTTGCCGTTACGATATTTAAATCGATTTCAAATCTACAATCATTTGTTGGTGTAGGAGTTGGTGTTGGTGTACTACTTGGTGTTGGAGTAGGAGTAGGGCTCGGGCTTGGTGTAGGGGTTGGAGTAGGAGTAGGGCTCGGGCTTGGTGTTGGGGTTGGTGTACTACTCGCTGTTGGTGTAGGTGTTGCAGTTACAATATTAGTATCTATCTCAAAATTACAATCACCGGTAGGTGTTGGAGTAGGAGTAGGTGTTGCAGTTACTACACTCAAATCAACACCAAAGTTACAATCTGGTGTAGGTGTTGGTGTTGGAGTTGGCGTTGCAGTTACAATTCCTAAGTCCACTTCAAAGTTACAATCTGGTGTAGGTGTTGGTGTTGGAGTAGGAGTCGCGGTTACAATTCCTAAATCAACATCGAAATTACAATCAGCTGTAGGTGTTGGTGTTGGAGTTGGAGTTGCGGTAATAAAAATTAATTCAATATCGAAATCACAATCCGGTGTAGGGGTTGGTGTTGCTGTTGCTGTTGGTGTAGGTGTTGCGGTTGGTACAGGAACTGGTAAGGAGTTAACTCTTATATCGTTTTCAATACCAACAGAACAAAAATTACCAGCAGCGTCGTATAGATAAATTCTTTCGGTGGTGTTTGGTACCTCAACTAAAACTCCGGTTCCCGTTGTTAATTGAGTGTATGTTAATCCAGTGGCAACTAATGTGCTACCTATTGGGTCAAACAATAATGCAAGATTTCCCGCAGGTGGTAACGTAGAGTATATGCTATATATACTATTCGAAAATCCCACATCAATCCTTACATAAAAATATCTCATTTACTATACCTATTAGGAATTTTGTTTTATCCAATCATAACACTCGTTTATTGTGTGAAAAACATCACTATTATAACTGTTTTCATCATCAAATATGCAAACCATATAATCCTCGGATTCCGCGGCTTTAAATATGTTATATTCTTTATTTTCGATATTTTCAATTTCAATACTATTAGCCACATCGATTGTGTTATATAGTATATTTGTCATTTCTTTTTGGTTCATATTATACTGAAGGTGTTGTTGTATCACTATTATTAAATGTACCCGTATTTGTTGTTAAGTTGTAGGTTAAAGTTGCAACTCTTTGTCCCGAAGTGCCCGAATTTGTTGTTTTTAGTGTTACTACTTTAGATACAGAATTAATTTGTTCTTTGGAAGTAAATGTTGTGTTATTAAACACATAATTTGAAGGACCCGTCATGGTACCTCCTTTATATAATGTAGCAGCAACATTTACTGGATTAGTTCCCACAGTTACATACCAGAACGCTCTTAAGTCAATAACAATAGAAGTTTCGTTTGGATAGTCTTGTCTAAATTTAATTAAATTAACTAAAACCGATTCATAACCTGTTCCCTTATTATCTCCACCCCATCTTAATATTGCCGTTCCTGTTTCTGGCCATTGGAATTTCCTACCAAAACCGATATATGTTGATTGGGTTGTTTGGCCGATATTCGGAGTTACTACTCTGGTTCTCGTATCTAAATCGTTACCATTTGTAAATTGATACGTTAACGCAATATAATCTGCATCAAATGTAAATGTATTTTGACCTGTTGTAACTGTACCTGTTTTTGTACAATTATTAGCGTCGGTTACAGTAACAGTATAAACGGTGGCTGCCGTCAATCCACTTATTGTGTGTGTTGCGGAAGATATACCAGTATATGTTGTACCAGGTGATGGTGACCAAGCATATGTATATGGTCCAGTACCATTTGCAACAGTAACCGTTGCGGTTCCATTATTACCACTTGTTGGATTGGTTGATGTAAATGCTAATGTTAAATTACATGTTTGTGTAATCGTACATGTTGATCCAGTACCGATAACATATGTGATTTTATTTTTTGGGTTTTCGGATGTTATAGAATCTAAAACTAAACTCGTAATAGGTTCATTAAAATTAACTTGACTACCGAAAGGTATAAACGTTTTTGTTTCGGTTGCTGAAGACGTTACATTAAATGTTCCTGTTAACACATTACTAGTTGTATATGCTTTAACTACCATACTTACAGGGTTATGTAATGCGGTATCGTTACCACTAGACTTACCAATAATATAAAACCCTCTAGTGGCACTTGAAGTTTGGTAACCACAAAATTCACTAAGATTAATTGTTATTGTTTCTGATCTTTGATAATAAAATGTATCTGTCTCTATCCAATCAATTAATGGTCTATACCAACCCGTTGCCGCCTCACTATATGAGGTTGTTGTAAAACCTGTGTATAGTTGGAAATCGTTTAATGTAGTTGGGGTTTTTATAAATCCTTTTTTAAGTGATGTATTAGTATACAAACTATTTGGGTCAAACCCTTTTGTGTCTTCAATTGTATTGGTATAAATGTCAATAGAATTTTTATCAATTCCAGTTATATACCAATTACTTGAATAATCTAAATTTGTTGTTACGATTGGTTGACTTGTTGTTGTGGTTGTACTATTTGAATTTTGCATTAAATAAATTCCATCTATAGTACCATTTGTTGTGTGATAAAAAGTGCGATATGTTGATGTTCCCGATATTGCGTAATAACCATCTAATACTTTTTGACAACCATAATCGTCATAATAAAGTTTTTTACCTATTGCGGCTCCTCCAGTTCTTGCATCATATAATACTGAAACATTTGTTGGGTTGGTTTCCACTTTTAATTCATGTGTAAAATTAGAATCTAATACTCCCACATTATTTTCACTAAATGGTGTACAATATCTACCCGCGTTTTGTGCGTATGTAACCAAAGAACTAAGTTTTTTAGTTGCTTTAGCGTTTGCGTCGTTTTGACTTATACAACTAAATTCACTTCCAGACTCCACAGTTAGAACCGTAGATTGTCCAGTTTCTAAATCACAACAACTATTATTAACTGTTTGTGTTAATGTTGTATCATTATAATAAATTGTTCCGTTACCACAATATGGTAATGGTTTACCACTTGTATATGATAGAATTACTAATTTATTGAAATTTGTAACTAAAGTTGGGTCGTCCGCTTTTACTGAATATTGAAATTCAAATGTAATTGGGTCATCGTTTACGATTGCATTTGTATATGATAATTCTTTAGATGTTATTTTACCTCCACTTTGTTGGTAGTAATAAACTCCATCGCAATAATATCCATTATTAATAGTTGATAAAGTAATATCTCTATAAAGGATGGTATCATTTCCTGTTGCACTTATTTCAATGTATGGTTTATTTGTAAAATGATGTAAAAATTTCTTACATGGTTCTCTAAATGTTGTTGTTCTATTTGAAAAGATTAATAAAAGAATGGCTGTAATTAAAATTGCGGCCGCTAAGTAAGGTATCGCCACGTTTAAAAATGCAGTTGCTTTACCACCTAATATTAACCACTTTGGTACTAAATTTCCAATTAAATAATCAAAATAATGAGCAACAACTTGACCTATAGTAGCGTATGTTGCAGTTGATGAGGGTAATAACATTCCAATACCTAAAACACTTGTACCTAACGCCCACTCATTTAATTTCCATTCTGTGTTATAGCCACTCACAATACCATATAATGTTTTTGATAAAGCGTGTGTGGCACCAACAATTGGGTTTGATGTTTTTGTTGCTTTACTGTATTGTGTAAAAACACTATCATTTGACAATACTTTATTTGTTTGATTAAATCCCAAATAATAACGATATTGTTGTGGTTGTGATAATGCCGATGTATTAAATATTTCTCTTAGTTTACCAACCCCCTCCATAAATGGAACGGTACACGCGTCAGATGTTTGGTCGTTAGAATAAAAAAATGATGTGGGACCTATTGTCTCTTCGGTTGCTTTTGCCTTACCAAAAAGTTTCTTTTTTACTGTGACTTGGGTTTGTGTTCCATAAGATCTATCGAATGGTCCACCAACTTTATAAACTTTAGTACCATAACCATAATAATATGGTAATGCGGGATTTTCAAAATATGGACCACCCCATATTGGTGTGTCTGTTGTCCAATTTTCAATCGATATTATTGAATATAATTTTGTTTTTAATTTCGATGTGGCAGCAATCGCATCATAAGGTGAATAAACGTGTAATCCAGTTTCATATTGATATAGTGATGTTGTACAATCATAAGACAATGTGATACTTGACGTACTGGGAGGAGTGTTGTATTTCCCTATCGCCATATTAATATTTAAAACGGACGATTTATTTGTTTGGTCTCCATTTACGATTACATAAAATGTTTTTGTTCCACTTGTTTTATCATTTAAAATAATATTTTCAAGTGGTGCATCAAATCTAGACATTTTATATAATGAATTTTGATCTGTTGAAACCGAAACATATCCTTTATTTGGGTCGGAAAAATTTATTGAGACATAATCAATAACACCAGTATATGAAACTTCAAATTTTAAATAACCATAATTTTTATTACCTAATTGTAACGATTTAGTTATGTTGGCAAATTTCATATTACTAGGAAATGACCCAACATCACTATATGATGGTTTGTTCGAAGTAAAATCTGTCGATACAAAATTTGTTGTTACTGTATTACTATATGGCATCTATTATAAATATTATTTTCATTTTTTTATCATTAACAATATATAAATCCGGCGGGTCCACATAAACCGTATTTGGTTGCTGCTCCTGACGTTAATTGGTAAATTATTGGTGTTACTACATTACTTTCCGATTCTTTATAGAATCCGTTATCTGCAGGTATTGTTAGATTTTCATCTTGATACCACGTGATTGATTCAAATCCATCATTTATATAATCTGTCGAATTAAAGTATACCTTTCTTGTTGATAAACATGCTAAACAAATATCATTTAAATCACTATTTTCAGGATAATAACAGAAGTCTTTAGTTATCACATTATTTTTCTTAATTATTGCATAGTACGTTGTGTTACCAATAGGTACATGTGATAGTATTGGGTTGGTCTGTATTAAATTACCCTCTCCTCTTACACTACTCCAACCAATGAATGTGGTGTCGTTTGTTGTTACTCCGGTAATTGTTATTGAAGAGTCAATTAAAACTTTTTTAGTTAAACTTTGAGCATTTGTTGTTCCGTCGGTAACATAACCTGTTGCGGTTGAATTAACTTTGTATATTTCATATGTAACAGTAGTATTAAATGGATCATTTACCTCAGTTATTGTGAATGAGCTAATACACTCAACTGCTGTAGGTGTAGGAGTTGGTGTAGGTGTACTTGTTGGTGTAGGAGTAGGCGTACTACTTGCTGTTGGTGTAGGAGTAGGCGTACTACTTGCTGTAGGTGTAGGCGTTGCCGTTACCACACCTAAGTCTACATCAAATTCACAATTATTAGTTGAGGTAGGTGTAGGAGTTGGTGTTGCCGTTACCACACCTAAGTCTACATCAAATTCACAATTATTAGTTGCGGTAGGTGTTGGGGTAGATGTAGGGGTACTTGTTGGTGTAGGTGTAGGTGTACTTGTTGGTGTTGAGGTAGGTGTCGGAGTAGGTGTTGCCGTTACCACACCTAAGTCTACATCAAATTCACAATTATTAGTTGCGGTAGGTGTCGGAGTTGGGGTTGCAGTAACCACACCTAAG